TGACTGGCTCCTCTGCCGGGATGGAAAGTGGCGGCCAGTTGAATCCGGCTCTCAGCCGCTGGCTAATGGGGTTTCCAGCCGAGTGGGACGACTGCGCGGCTATGGTAACGCCATTGTCCCGCAAGTCGCGGCGGAAGTGTTGAGGGAGCTGATGTAATGGCTGACGAAGCGGATATTGCAAACGACTACGCAGAGAGAGAGCTAGCCAGGGCTATATCGGCAGCTCGCATGGATATCCAGCCTGGCGTAGCTGGTGAGTGCGAGCAATGCGGGGAGTGGTCTGGTAGGCTAATCGGCGGGGCTTGCGCTCCATGTCGTGATAAACACGGGCTGAGGTGAAAGATGGGGATTTGGCAGATTGCTATAGTGGCGTGGGTGATTATGGTTGGCGCGGTGATTCTGTTCATGAGGGGAGCCAGCAGATAGTGTTGGCGCTGTGGAAAGCTAATATACTTTGGTGCTAGACTGATCACTATGGCTAAATTTCCCGATTATCAAACCAGGCCGATCGACTCGTTGATCCCATACGCGAGGAACAGCCGCACCCACTCGCCCGATCAGGTTGCGCAGATAGCAGCAAGTATTAGGGAGTTTGGATTCACAAATCCGGTTCTGGTCGATGGCGAGAACGGCATCATAGCGGGCCATGGGCGCATTTTAGCGGCACAGAAGCTCGGCATGGCTGAGGTTCCGTGTGTCATCCTGGATGGGCTGAGCGCGGCGCAGAGGAAAGCCTATATCATCGCCGACAACAAGCTGGCGCTGAACGCTGGGTGGGACGATGAGATGCTGCGTCTGGAGTTCGAGGAACTGTCGGATATAGGGTTTGACCTGGAGCTGACCGGGTTCACGCTCGATGAGATCGAGGCGATGGAGCCGGAGGAGATGCCGCCGGAGGGCTTGACCGACGAGGACGCGGTGCCGGATACCCCAGAGACTCCCGTCACCGTCGAGGGAGATATATGGGTTCTTGGCAATCATCGTCTGATGTGCGGGGATTCGACAAGCATCGATGCTGTGGACAGGCTGATGGATGGGGTTGCTCCCAATCTGATGGTCACGGACCCACCTTATGGGGTGAATTATGATCCGCAGGTCGGAGCCAAGCGGGCTGGAATACAGTCCGGCGTAACTGGCAAGGTTATGAATGACGACAATGCTGACTGGTCGGATGCTTGGGCGCTTTTCAATGGCTCGGTAGCCTATGTCTGGCACGCCGACAAAAAGGGGCATATTGTTGCTGAGAGCCTTGTGAAGAACGGGTTTGAAATTCGGGGCCAAATAATCTGGGCGAAAACCGGCCATATTTTAAGTCGCGGTCATTATCACCAAATGCACGAGCCTTGCTGGTATGCGGTGCGCGGCGACGCCTCGTGGCAAGGTGCGCGAGACCAAGACACTGTCTGGAGGGTTGGGAAGGACCGAAATGGTGAGGACAGACAGACCAATCACGGTACCCAAAAACCTGTTGAAATAATGTTGCGCCCAATACTTAATAACAGCAGTCAGGGTCAGGCAGTCTATGAGCCTTTTTGTGGGTCTGGAACAACACTGATCGCGTGTGAAAAGTCAGCGCGATCTTGCTTGGCTATGGAGCTAGACCCAAAGTATTGCGACGTAATAATCAAACGCTGGCAAGACTTCACCGGCAAGCAGGCGACGCTGGAATCAACCGGCCAGGCGTTCGCCGAGCTGGAGGCCGAGCGACATGGCTAAGCGCTCCCCCACACATAAACCGACTGCCGAAACGGCCGCCGAGGTGAGGGCGTTGTCGTCGTTCGGGGTTCCCCAGGAGGAGATCGCGGCCTACCTGGACATCGACCCAAAGACGCTACGCAAGTATTACAATGCCGAGCTGATGCGGTCCAGGCTCAAAGTTCATGCGCGGGTGGGTAGTTTCCTGGTTAATGCCGCCACGGGCGCGGCTCTAAAACAGGATACTGGAGCGACGTATCGGGATTGCCTAACTGCTGCTATTTTTTATGGTAAGACGCGCATGGGGCTTAAGGAGACCACTGGCATCGAGCATGGAGGGAGTGTCGCCACGACCATAGACGCATCAGCTCTATCAAGCGAGACAATGAGAGATCTTCTAAATGCCCGCCGCTCCAGCTCTGACGAGTGAGGACTGGCTAAACATCGAGCGCGAGTATTGTTCCCGCTCAATGGCTAACTTCGTGCGGCAGGCGTGGGCCGTGTATGACCCATCTAGCCCTCTAATCTGGGGATGGCATATAGATGGAATCTGTGAACACCTCGAAGCAGTTACCGATGGGCAGATAACCCGCCTCCTGATAAACATCCCTCCTGGAACCATGAAATCGTCACTAGTCAACGTCCTGTGGCCTGCTTGGGAGTGGGGGCCAAAGAAACTACCGCATCACCGCATAATCAGTGCAGCTCACGAGCAGGGGCTAGCCATTCGCGACAATAGAGCGATGCGCAGAATAGTCCAGTCAGACTGGTATCAGGCGCTGTGGCCGATGAAGATTGCCGGAGACCAGAACCAGAAAACCTATTTCGAGAACGAATCAACCGGATTCCGCCAAGCCTGTGCCGTATCTAGCATGACGGGCCGGAGGGGTCATAGGGTGTTATGGGATGACCCGCTCTCTGCTGAGCACGCCAATAGCGAGGCTCACAGGGAAAAGGTAATTAGAGAATTCACCGAGACACTCCCAAGCCGGTATGTAAACCCGTCAAGCTCAGCCAATGTGATTGTCATGCAGCGGCTCCACGAGAGAGATCCATCCGGATATATCCTGGAAAAGGGGCTTGCTTACGACCATCTGTGCCTCCCTATGGAGTTCGAGAAGCAGCGCAGGTGCAGGACTTCGATCGGCTTTGAAGACCCGCGAAAAGATGAGGGAGAACTTTTATTCGAGGAAAGATTCCCGCGTGATGTCGTTGATAGGGATAAGGGAACGATGGGTAGTTATGCCGTCGCCGGTCAATTCCAGCAGCTCCCTAGCCCAAGGGGTGGCGGGATATTCAAAGACGCGTGGTGGAAGCTCTACACGGTTCTTCCGAAGATTAAATATCGGATAATCTATGGAGACACGGCGCAGAAGACAAAGGAACAGAACGATTTTTCCGTTTTCCAGTGCTGGGGGTTTGGTGAGGATGGCAAGATATACTTGCTAGACCAAGTGCGCGGAAAGTGGGAGGCTCCACAGCTACTGATGACCGCTAGGGCGTTCTGGAATAAGCACAAGGCCGACAAGTCAAGCGCTCTGCGGCAGTTTAAGGTCGAGGACAAATCAAGCGGAACCGGGCTTATCCAACAACTACGACAATCAGGTACTCCAGTTCAAGGAATCCCCAGGGGTGTTGATAAAACAACCAGGGCATACGATGTGGCCCCGCAGATAGAGGTTGGGAACGTCGCAATACCAGCCGACGCCGAATGGCTGTCTGACTACCTATCGGAGTTCAGCGCGTTCCCGTCCGGAGCTAACGACGATCAGGTTGATCCGACGATGGACGCGATAACCGACATGCTGATTATGGGCAACGGTATATCCGGCCCGTTATCTGTAAAATTCACAATATAGAGAAATAAGCATATACTCAACGAAACAATGGCTTAGGGGTCGGTAGATGAGCGGCGTAACAACACAGCATCCAGAATATATCGCGGCACTGCCGATATGGAGGGCGACCCGAGACGCGGTTGTCGGAGAGCCTGCGATAAAGGCTGGTGGAGAGCTGTATCTACCGGCATTCGTTCCGGAGGACGAAGACAGGTATTCCCAGTATAAAAAGCGCGCATACTTCATGGGGATCACCGGGAGGACAGAGAAAAGCCTGCTGGGCATGGTTTTCAGGAAGGCGCCAGTCTATGAGGTTCCGCCCCAGATAGAGGCGCTGTTTGAGAACATCGACGGGGCTGGGCAGTCAATCGAGCAGGTTGCCAAAAACTCGACCAGAAACATCATGGAGGCTGGCAGGCACATCCTTTTCGTGGACTATCCGAAAGCCCCGGAAGGAATGAGTGCAGAAGATGAGGCGCGCATGGGGTTCCGTCCTGTCATGGCGTCGTATCCAGCCGAGTCATTGATTAATTGGAGATTTGCAGAGGTTGGGGGGCGGCAGATGCTTACCCTAGCCGTCCTGGTTGAGGCGGCAGACGATGATAACTCTGACGAATTCAGCCACGACACCGTAGTTAATTACCGAGTTCTGAGGCTTCGCGCAGAAGGGTACACACAGCAGCGTTACGACGAGAAAGGCCACCCGATAGAAGAGGAGTATGCGCCGAAGATGGCCGGTGGCGCTGCATTTGACCATATCCCGCTACATATCATTGGGGCGGATGATAACCTCCCCGCTGTTGACATGCCTCCCCTATACGATATGGCAGTGGTTAATATCGCGCACTATCAGACAACCGCAGACCACAGGGAAAATCTTTTTATCCACGGGCAGATGACGCTAGGGATCACCAGCGATATGAGCTGGCAGGAGTTCCAGTCTGCTAATCCTGATGGCGTAAAAGTTGGGGCGCGCACTGGTCACTATTTGGGTAGTAATGGCGGGTTCACTTCGGTATCTGCTCCAGAATCATCTAGCCTTAGAGGCGCATTAACCGACCTTGAAAACCAGATGGTCATGATTGGCGCTCGCCTTGTGCAGCGTGGAGGGCAGGCCGAGACAGCCGAGGCGGCGAGGTTAAATGCCAGCGCAGAGGCCAGCACCCTTGATACTATCGTCTCTAATGCGTCTGAGGGAATAGAGGCGGCATTGGAGGATATGGCGCTGTTCTTGGGGGTAGATCCAGACTCTGTGCTGTACCGGCTGAACGATAATTTCTGGGAATCCAGCCTATCGAGCCAAGACCTGATGGCTGTCACCGCTGCTCGGCAAGCTGGCATATTCGACGAAAGGGAGGCGCTCCACATGATACGCACAGGGGCGCTGCGGCTGAATGCAGATCGTAGCGACGATGATATTCTGCAAGGCGTCGCCGAATCGTTGGTTGACGAACCTATAGATGCGGGTTTGTGAATTTAATTCCCATACCCTATAATCGGCATTGACACAAGGCCAAAGGCCAAACCACAACAGCGCGAGGTGCAGATAGTGGCGAAGTACAAACTTGAAGATGGAACGGAAGTGGAGGCGTTTTCTGCTGATGAATTGCAGGAGCGTATTGACACCGAGCTGGCCGGGCTAAAGGCCAAACGCGATGAGCTTCTTGGGGTTCACGCCAAGGACAAAGAGCGCTTGACCGAGCTGGAGAAGGCCCAGAAAGAAGCCGAGGAGATGCGGCAAAAGGAGAAGGGCGAGTTTAAGAGCCTGTACGAAAAGACACAGGCCGAGCTTGAAGCTGAGCGAGATCAAGCAAGGAAGTTCCGGCAAACAATCCAGCAGAAAGAGCTGGAAAGCGAGACCGGGAAGCTGGTTAGCGAGATGACGCGAGACAGCAAGCGGGCCGACCTGCTGCGAAAGGAAGCGATGCAGTATGCAAAATACACGGACGAAGGGGTTAAATTCGAGATTGGCGGAGTTCCAGTTGATGCTGCCAAACTCGCTGATAAGCTACGCACCGACTATCCATTCTTAGTGGATGGCTCTGGAGCATCTGGCGGAGGCGCTCAAGGAGGCCACGCAAACGGCAAAGCCGGTACGAAAAAGTTTAGTGAATATACCGGCGCAGAATTGTCAGAGCTACGCAAGACCAGCCCAGATGAATACAAGCGCCTCAAAGACCAGCATTACGCAACCTGAGAGGTATTAACAAATGGCTACAGTGCAACTTTCCGACATCATTGATGTTGTTGTTTTCCAAGACCTTCCCGCCGTTAATTCGCCGGAGAAGACCGCCTTCTACGAATCCGGCATCGTCACCCGTTCGCCGGTTCTCGACCAGCTGGCTAACGCCGCAGGAAAGACCGCAGAGCTTCCGTTCTGGAATGACATCGACCCGTCTGTTGAGCCGAACCTGTCAACCGACGACCCAAGCACCAGCGCAACCCCTGCTAACGTCACTCAGGGGGAGCAGATTTCGCGTAAAGCCTTCCTGAATAAGGGTCTGTCTTCTTCTGACCTGGCATCAGAGCTGGCAATGGGGCCGAAGGCAATGGAGCATATCCGCTCGCGTGTTGATCGCTACTGGATGCGCCAATGGCAGCGCCGCCTGATTGCCACCGCCAACGGCGTCCTTGCCGATAACGTGGCTAACGACAGTTCCGACATGGTGTATGACGCATCTGGAGCAACCAACGGCGATATCACGGCAAACACCGTATTCACCCGCCAGAATTTCACCGCCTCCGCATTTACCCTGGGCGATGGTGTTGATTCCCTG